CCACAGCTTTTTTTCGTGGCTCACATTCTTGTACCGCACCAGCGGACGCTTGCAGTCGGCGCAGCAGACCAGCCCCTTGAGGATGTTTTCGGTGTTTTCCAGATGCGTGAATCTGCCGAGGTTTTCAAAGTATTCCGCATTTTTGCGTCGGGCAAGCTCCTGCACCTTATCAAAAGTTTCCCGGTCGATCAGCGGCTCGTGGGTGTTTTCCACGACGATCCATTCCTCTCGTGGCTTCTTATACTGCCCCCGGTTTTCGTAAAAGGACTGCCGCTTCCTTCCCTGAACCATGTGTCCGATGTACACCTGCCGGGACAGAAGGTTCTTGACCGTCTGAACATACCAGCTCACGCCGTTATATTTCTCCGTTTTGCATACCCCGGTGTTGTACAGGTAGGCGGAGGGGGATGGTACGCCGGAATCGTTGAGCCGCCTTGCAATCTGCGTGACGCTCACGCCCTTGGCTCGCCACCGGAATATCTGCCGGACAACGGGTGCCGTCGCTTCGTCCGGCTCCAGCTTGCGGGGATTATCCGGTTGTTTGCGGTAACCGTAGGGAGCCCACGCCCCGATAAAATCTCCGTTTTTCTGCTTCGCCGCCAGCGCGGAGCCGGACTTCCTGGAAATATCCTTGCTGTAAACCTCGTTGATGAGATTTTTCAGCGGAACGAGATAGCCGTCCGCGCCCCGCCGGGCGGTGAGGGTGTCGAAGCCGTCGTTGACGGCGATGAAGCGCACGCCCAGAAAAGGAAAAATGCGCTCCAGGTAGTTGCCGGTTTCCTTGTAGTTTCTGCCAAAGCGGGACAGGTCTTTGACCACGATGCAGTCTATATGCCCTTTGCGTACTTCCTCCATCATCTTTTCAAACTGAGGACGGTCAAAGTCCGTGCCGGTTCGTCCGTTATCGCAGAACAGCCCATACAGGGTAAGCGTTGGGTCATCTTCGATGAACCGGAGCAGCAGGTTTTTCTGCCCCTCTATGGTATCCGCGCCGGGTTTGCCGCTGTCCTCCACGGAAAGGCGGACATAGGCGGCAGCGCGGTATTGCTTCTGCGCCTGTGCGGGAGCTTCCACCGCCGGAATGACCGGGTTTGTCTTTCGTTTCGTTCTTGCCACTTATACCACCTCCCGTATTTGTGATCTTCTGAGAATATCCGTCTGCCATGCAAATTCGTCCGCAAAGCGGAAGCGGACTTCCATGCGGTTGTCCCTGTAAATGAGGATGCGGTCGATCAGCGCCACAACGATGCTGCGCTCCAATTCCGTGATGTTCAGGTGCTTTCTGAACTGCGCCATCCATTCCCGGTGCTCGCCGCCGTGCTCCCTGATCTGCGTAAGGGTCTCCTGCAAGGCGTCCATCTGCTTTTCGCACTCGGCGCAGCGTCCTGCGTAATTCTGCTTGAGCCTTGCGTATTCGTCCCGGTCGATGATGCCGTCTGCAAGGCTTTCATACAGGGACATGAGCAGCTTCTGGAGCCGCTCATGCTCAGAGCGTTTCTTGTCGAGCTGCCGCTGCACCTTCTGGGCTTCTGCGGTTCTAAGGGGGGCGGTATCCGTCATGGCAAGAATATCGTCCAGATCAACCACGTCCCGGATATACTGCTTTACCGTGTCCAAAACCAGTTGTTCCAGCGCTTCATCACGCATCCGGTGGGGCGAACAGGATTTATCCTGCTTGTGGGCGGCGCAGACGTAGTAGACGTATTTCTTCTTCCCGGAGGGGACGGTCTTGCGTACCATGCTTGCGCCACACTCGCCGCAGAACACCATCCCGCTGAAAAGCTGCACCGCGCTGTCGCCGGGGCTGCGGCGGGTATCCAATGAGAGCGCCTTCTGCACGCTGTCAAAGTCCCGGCGCTCAATGATGGCTTCGTGGGCGTCCGAAACGATTGCCCATTCGCTTTCCGGCTTTGTGACGCGCTTTCGCACCTTGTAGCTGGGTGTGGTTTCTTTTCCCTGAATGAGTATGCCTGTGTAGACCGGATTTTTCAGGATACGCAGCACGGCGTTGGCCGACCATGCCGCCTGCGGGTTCGCCTTGAAGGAGGTGGCAAACCTCATGCCCAGCGATCTTTTGTATTCCATGGGCGAAAGCACGCCGCTGTGATTCAATCGGGCGGCGATATCCTGCGGGCTCATGCCCTCCAGCTTCCATTTGAAGATATCCCGCACGACGTCCGCGGCGTACTCGTCTGCCACCAGACGGTTTTTGTCCGCTTCGTCCTTCAGATAGCCGTACACGGCAAACGCGCCGATATACTGACCGCTCTTGCGCTTGACCTCAAGCTGGGTGCGGACTTTCACGGAAATATCCCGGCAGTAGGCTTCGTTTATGAGATTTTTGAACGGGATGATAAGCTCGTCCGAAGCGTTTTTTCCGCCGATGCTGTCGTAGTTGTCGTTGACGGCGATAAAGCGCACGCCTAAAAATGGGAATATCTTCTCGATGTATTCGCCAGCGTCCAGATAATTACGGCCAAAGCGCGAAAGATCTTTCACGATGATGCAGTTGGTGCGTCCCGCCTTTACGTCCTCCAGCATTTTCTTAAAGCTCGGCCGCTCGAAATTGGAGCCCGTGAAGCCGTCGTCGATCCTGACGGCGTATTCTCGAAGCTCCGGGCGGGTTCGGCTAAAGTCACGCAGCAGCTCCCGCTGCCCGGTGATGCTGTTGGATTCCTCTTTATCCCCATCGTCCCTCGACAGCCGGAGGTAAAGCGTGGCGTTCCAGATTTTTGTTTCGGTGTTGTGTTGCATATTGCCAGCTCCTTTCCTCCAAAATTGTACCCTGCGTTGCGCAGGACTGTCGAGGATGTCGCAGGATCAGCCCTTTGTGCGGATATATGCTTCCAGTCTGTCCTCCAATGAAACATCCGTATCGGCGAAGCTGACCCTGACCACATATTTCCCATGCCGGTAGCAGTAGGGGTTGCCGATCTGACGGATGAAATCGAGAATGCGCTCCCGCTTGGGCAGCGCCGTGTTGACCTTTACGTCGCGGATATCCACCAGCGTATTGTGGTCAACGGTGCGAACATCCATATCGGATGCCGTATATGCGTCCATGCCATACCTCCTTGTTTTGTTTATTCCATGGTTATGATTGGATATATAAATCTATGAGCCCGAGCCGAGGGCAGAAGAATAGGGCTGTGACGGAACACAGCCCCATGGTTTCCGGCCTCGATGCGGATAAAAAGACCCTTCCCTCAGAACTTCATGGGAAGGGTCGAATGCCTGCGCCTGCCGTTGTAGATGCGGTAGAACAGGTTGACGTAGCGCTTTACGCCCCGCAGCTCCTTTTCCGCCTTGCCCGCCGCGTAAACAAACTTGGGCTCGTAGGCGCGGAGGCTGTAAATGAGCCGCTCCCGGTCGTACTCGCCGTGGTACAGCTCCACGAAGTGGACGATGCCCTGAATCACCTCGGCTCGGAGGGAATCGGGGTCGCCACCCCAGGCTTCCAGCAGGATGGTGAGCGCTTCCTTGTAAAGCTCTGCCCCGACGCGCTTGAACTCCGCAAAGGCGGTATTGATGCAGAGGATGCGACCCGTGCCGCCGCCCCGCTCAAAGCCCATATGCAGCCCCGCTTCCTCGGTGGCGGCATAGAACTCGCCTGACGCCTTATCCTCTCCGCGAAGATTGGCGCGGAGCCTGGCGCTGGGGGTAAGAGCCGCAGAATCGCCTGTCTGCATGGCAAACAGCAGCGCTTCATCCTGTTCTGTCATGCCGTAGTACACCTTACAGAGGATCGGCAGGTCGTTGTTGCCGTTCATGTGCTTGCGCGCCACAATAGTATGTTGCCCGTCAAACACATAATAGTGACCGTCACGAAAGCTAACCTTCGGTTCGTTGGCGATACGCTCATTGAACCCGGCCACGATCTTTGCCACACGCTCGGTGTTCAGCTTGCGCTGGTATGCATCGGGAATCTCCAAATCCCGGCTGCTGACCTCCATCAGCTTGTAGAGTGTCTTAATGCTGTTCATTGTCTGTTTCTCCTTCCAATTTGAGAATGTATTGTTTTGGCTCCTGCATGATTTCAATGACCTGATCTTTGTAGTCCGGCTTTTCCAATAGACCGGGGAAGTTCATAAAAAGCACGTCGCATGTCTCGACCATGTTCCGCGCCGTATAGCGCAGGCTTACCAGTGCCGAATCCTCCGTGACG